TTTAACCCAGACGGCCACGATGTCGCCTACCTTTTGGCTGGCGGTTTCATTGTCGAGAAATCACACACTAAGCCCGCAAAATCTGCTAAAACAGAACTAGAAGAAACACCCGAGGAGTAAACCCCATGGCAACAAGTACTTACCTATCAAATCCGGACGTGCTTTTCGGCGCTGTCAATTTGTCAGACCAGTGCACAAGCGTGCAACTTAACCAGACACTAGAGGCTTTAGAGTCCACCGCTTTTGGTGGTTCTGCTCGCGTCTATACCGCTGGCCTGCAAAATAACGAGCTTACTATCACAATGTATGCGAGCTACGCAGCGTCCGAGTCGTACGCAACGCTTAGCACACTCGTTGGTACACAAATTGCAACTATCACGGTTTCACCAGCTGCACCATCAACACCGGGTACCTACTCTGCCACCAATCCGGGGTTCGTTTTGAGTGGGGGGTATCTTGAGACGCTACCGGTCATGAACGCATCGCTGGGCACCTTGGCCACCATGGACATCGTCGTGCGCGGCGGGGTCTTAACCGTAGACGTATCCTAAAAACCACTAACCCGAAAGGTAGCCCGACATGCAGTTACGGCTTAAAGTACAACGCACAAACGAAGATGCCTACGAGGTAACCACCAGCCTTGCGGTCATTGTCGCATGGGAACGGCGTTTCAAGCGTCGCGCCAGTGACCTAGGCAGTGGCGTAGGCATGGAAGACCTAGCCTTTATGGCATACGAGGCCAGTCAACGCGCTGGTGTCATCGTGCCGGCAACGCTTGACCAGTTCATAAACAGCATTGAGAACCTAGAAGTAGTAGACGGTGAGCCAGAAACTTTTACCGTGCCGGAAGCGTCCGGCGACAACTAGCAGAGCTTTTATTGCACACGGGCTGGTGGCCCCCCGCTATAGACTTTGACTTAGCAGACTTAGCCACCGTTATAGATGTACTTGAAAGGCAGCGTAAACAAAATGCCCGCTAGCGCGTCTTATCAGGTTTACGGTATTCAAGAGGCTTTAGCGGAAATTAACAAGGTAGACCGCACTTTACGCCGGCAAATAACTAAGGACATTCAGCGCGGCGCGGGTACTCGACTTGTTACAGCTGCACGCTCGTTTATCCCAACCGCTACCCCGTTGTCGCGTATGGGTAATGGCAACATGATTAAAGGCCGCGACGGCACGGGTTGGTCACGCGCCCGCGTCATCGCTGGCATACGCTCGGTGGTTGGCAAACGTGGTAGCCGTGCCCGTACCGTAACCTTTTCTAACGGCCGTACAGCCGATTTTAAGGCGACGCAATACCAGTTACTGGTTCTACAGCAACGCGACGTTGCCGGCGCTATCTGGGACCATGCAGGCATCAGAGGTGGCGGCCAGTTTGTGACCAACCTTATTGCTGAAGGCGAGACCGTCGGCCCGCGCAATGCGCCCCGCGCTCTGGAACCCGCAGCCATGAGCGTGCTACCAGCCGTCGAGGACGAGGTAGGCAAGATAGTTGCTCAAGTTATGACTATTGTTAACCGTAATCTTGTTACGACTAGGACGCGCTAATGGCTATTAACATTCCGATTATTTCAAGCCTTAACTCGGCGGGTTTTGACAAAGCCAAAAAAGAGTTTCAGAGCTTGCAAGGTTTCGGTGCCAAAAGCGGGTTTCTACTCAAGAACGCTATGGTGCCCGCAGCTGGCGCGGTTACTGCATTGGCTGGTGGTTTGGCGCTGGCCGCTAAGGCCGCTATTGCCGATGAGCAGAGCACCAAACTTTTGGAAACGCAGCTGCGCGCAACGCTTGGGCCTAACCAAGCGCTTGCAGACTCAATGGCCGACTTTGTTGACCAGACACAATTAGCGAGCGGTGTAGCCGATGACGAGTTACGCCCCGCGCTTGCTGGTTTAGTGCGGTTTACTGGCGATGCAGCCAAGGCACAAGAACTTCTAAACCTTTCCGTAGACGCGTCTATAGCCATGGGCAAGGATTTAAGCGCAGTTAGCACCGCTATTGGCAAGGCTTACGACGGCAACTTTACGGCATTAAAAAAGTTGGGTGTACCGCTTGACGAGAACATAATTAAAACTAAAGACTTTAAGGCAGCACAAGAGGCACTTACCGCGCAGTTTGGTGGCGCGGCCGCAGCCAACGCCAACACTTATGCCGGGCGTTTGCAAATACTGAAAATACGTTTTGACGAGATGGTGGAAAGCATTGGTTACCGCGTGCTACCTATCCTTGGCAGACTGCTCGACGAGGTAGACAAGCTCGTAAGCATTATGGACGAGCGCGGTTTAGGCGGCGTAATAGGAGAACTTGGTAGCCGTCTACGTCGTTTTGTTGACCCGGCACAAGCAGTTCTAGACGTGCTACAAAAGAACACTAAAGAAACCGACGGTTTTGGCGCCAAACTCAAGCAGGTCGGTTTCAATGTCGCTAACTTTGGGTCGAGCATTATCAACTTGGGTAGTGCGATAACGGGTAACAGTTTCCGTCTAGGCAAACTACAAACCGACTTAGACAAAACCAATGAAGGCTTAGCGCTTGCCTACGCCAACACCCGCGCATGGTCAGAAACCATTCTGCAACTTGACCAAGACCAGAAACGCGCAAACTACCAAAAAGCCGTAGACATTGAACAACAACGCCTAGCCAATGCCGAAATTGCTAAGAGCACCGCCAGCACCAACAAAGCCAGCGAAGCCGCTAAGCGCGCCGCAGCTGCAAACGCCAAACACACAGAGTCGGTACGCGCACTCAAAGAGGCATACGACGACGCAGTACAGACAGTTAAAGACCAGTTCAGCCCCGCGCTCATGCGCGCAAATGACCAATTAACCAAGGCCACCGAAACCTACAACAACTTCTACAACGCAACCCGAGACGTAGTAAGCGGCATATTTGACGTTGGCGCGGCATGGACTACAGCCGCTGACAGCGAAGGCGCAAAAACCTTTTTTGGTGTACTCGACGAGCAAGCCGCCAAGGCTGGCAAACTTGCTGGCGGCATAGAGAAACTCATTGCAGCCGGGCTAGATGACCCCGCACTACTGCAACAAATACTTGGTGCCGGCGCAGACGTAGGCCTAGAAATTATTAACGGTTTGCTTGCCGGCGGTAAAGCGTCCATAGACCGTCTAGTAGGTATTTCGTCTACGATTAACTCAGCGGCCGACCGTATAGCCAAAATTACGGCAGACAAGTGGTTCAAGTCGGGTGTTGACCAAGCCCAAGCCATTGTTAACGGTGTTAACAGTGTCATAGAAAACACAGAGTTTCTACTAAAGTTTGCGCTAGACCCCACAAGCGTTGCCGCTATCGGCCAGCAGTTAGACGCAAACCTTGGCACTGTCATGTCGGGCGGTACGCCTACCTTGACTTCTAACCCGTTCGGCGGGGTGCTTGGCAGTATCAACACCAGCACAAACCGCGACATGTCAGGTTTTGGCGGTGGCAACGTGAGCTCATCAAGCGTCACTATCAACGTAAATGGTGGCGACCCGAACGCTGTAGTAAGCGCGCTACGCAGCTACATGCGCACTAACGGCGCTGTACCTATTCGAGTAAATAACGCGTTCTAATGGCTGTACAAAATTACACCGTAACGTACTACACGCTGGCGACTGGTGACGTTGCGTTAACTAACGTCGTGTCTATAAATGTCAATGTTGGTAGGCAACGCCAACTAGACCAATACAGCACAAGCACCGCAGAAATAGTGCTTAGATATCCAACGGGCTACGCGTCGCCTATCGCGGCTTTAATACCCGGAACCATCATCAGCGTGTCCAATAGCACCACCGGTTACAAAAACTTTTACGGCAAAATAAGCAACGTACAACTAAAGTTTGATAAGCCTTATGTCGCTGGCGTTGGCAACGGCGACTATTTAAGCATTATGTGTGAAGGTGGCCTAGCAGAGTTCGGGCGGAAAAGCGGCGCTAACTATGCAATGGCCGCCGACACAGTACAAAACCAACTAAATAACGTGGTTAACCAAAGCCTTTACCAAGTGTCGCTTGACAGCGGCGTAGGAAACTCCAACCTTTCAGCAACCACCGTGAACGGCACTTGGGCGGATTATCTTAACTTGGCCGCATTGTCGCTAAATGCGCGAATGGTAGACGTTGTAGAAGATGACTACCCGCAATTAAGAACATTGTTTATAAGCCCATTTCTTATTAGAAACAGTTTTGTAAACTTCAGCGACACCACAAACAACGCCACAAACCAAGTGTACGAACAAATAACTTTTGCTAGCTACGCCGACAACTTTTACACGCAAGTAACAGTTGACCCGGAAGTACCAGCTGCACAAACGGTACAAAGTGGCAGCGCGCCATACCGTACATACACGGTCAACACGTTAAACGCCACCACCGGTCAAGCACTTGACTACGCAAACTATTTACTTAACAACTACAAAACGCCAACGGTTGCCATTAGCTCTGTCTCATGCTTAGCCAACGCACAAAACAACATGGAACTAGAAGCAATGGGCGCTGGCCCCGGCAAATGCGGCCGCCAGATAGGCAAGCGCGTAACAGTGGCTTTTCGCGGTACGACCTATTCGTGCATTATTGAAGGCTATACGTTTAGCGCGGTTCCCGGCGAGGCTCGATACACGTACTACGTTTCGGCCGCCGACCTTAACGCGTACCTAATTCTTGATAATGCTACTTTTGGCAAACTTGACTCAAATAGACTGGGGTACTAATGGCTATAAAAACTTTTACTACTGGCGAAGTGTTGACCGCTTCAGACACAAACACATACCTAGCAAACAGCGGGCTTGTGTATATCACCGAAGTTGCACTATCAACAACCGCGCTAGACGGGATATTTACGTCAACGTACGACAACTATCGAATAGTAATAAACCAAATGAAGTTAAATACCGCAGGCGGAATCCTTCGTTTTAATTGGCGCGATACAAGCAACGCAACTGTAAACGCTTCTAACTATTACACCGCTACGCAACGGTGGGACTCGGCTTCAACTGCTTACAACTATGGACAACAAGCCACAGCTTTTGCCGATAGTGGAATCAATCTCACTACTACTGGCGAATGGGCTAGTTGTTCAATAGAAATTTACGGGCCAAGACTAAGCACCCAAACAAGCAGTTTGACAACTGGTATAGGTGCAATTAACGGGCCATCAGTAGTTAGTTCGGCTCATGGCTACAACGCGGTACAAGCCCACGCTGGAATTGTTTTTAGCGTATCTAGCGGCACTTTTGCTACTGGTCGCGTTTTTGTTTATGGATACCGAAAGGCTTAAAAATGGCTAAAACAGTAAAACTAAAGCACCCAGAAACAGGCGCGGTTATTGCTGGCACGATTACCGACGAAGAATATGCGCTATACATTTCTGAAGGTTACGAAGAAGTGCCAGCATGATTTGGCGGGCTAGTTTTGTGGCGCTTTTGCTGGCGTCAATCCTCGTAGCGTGCGGAGACCGCGAGCGCGTCAACTGCCCGCCACTAACCAAAAACAAGGCCTTGCGCGCTGCTACAACCATTACCGTAGACACGGCCAGCGTTGGCACCACTCGACAGGTTATTGAGACTAAATGCCTTTGATACCAGCGCCACGGCGACCCGACCGCATGACCAGCGAGCAAATCAAAGCCCGCCTAATCTTTATTGTCGCGTGCGCGCTATCCGTTACTTTCGTTGTCTCTACCTTGGCGCTACTTTACGGCCTGCTTTTCGTCACTCAGCCGCTCGAAGTCTCGGACAATGACAAAAGCGCATGGGCAACCTTGCAGCCACTACTGCTATTCCTCACCGGCTCGCTCGCTGGCCTACTCAGCGCAAACGGGCTAAAAGACAAGCCAAAGGATAAACCAGAGTGAAAAGCACCAAATACACCATTACCACCACACCCCAAGCAATAGCCCCAATACGCAACAACTACCGCGCCATATACATACACGTCATCGGTAACGGCATCGTTTACCTAGGCGGCGAAACAGTCACCAGCGCCGACGGCACCACAACCGAAAAAGGCGCAGTCCCATTAAAGCTGTACATACCAGCCGGCGAAACCGTCTACGCACTAGTCGAGTCTGGTACTGAAGATTTGCGCGTGCTTGACTCGTCAAACTAACCGAAAGACAAAACCTATGAACAACGACGACAAAAAAGGCCTACTCAAAATTGTGCGCGAAGCAGCTGCAAAACTCTTGACACGCATCGCGGACATGATTAGCCGGCCATGAATTACACCGGCACCAGCGACGGCGCGGCGTTAGGCAAACGTGCCGGCACCGAAAAGTTTGTAGACATCATTAAGAAAAAAGGCTTTACCAACCTAGGCACTTGGGCCGTACGTAACATGCGCGGCAGTGACCGCCTCTCAGTGCACGCCACAGGCCGTGCAGCCGACATCGGCTACAAAGACAAGGCCACAGCCGCCTTGTGGGCTAACTGGTTGGTAGCGAACTACAAGGTTTTAGGCATTGAAGAAGTCCACGACTACGCCGGCACTACTAAAAAAGGCACCGAGAAATGGGGCCGCGGCTGGCGCTGTAACCGTGACGGCAAACCCGGTTGGAAAGACTGGACAGAAACCGCGAACGGTGGCACACCCGGTGGTTTGTGGTTACACGTCGAGTTAACCCCAGCCATGGCCGATAACCCGCAAGCGTTTGTAGCCGCATGGAAAAGCCTTACCCCACCCGATAAAACCGTTACAACATAAGGCTTTAAGCGCAAAGGCGCGCAAAGTCTCAATAACACCATTAAGGTTTTTACCTATCCCGACGAAAGGCAGAAACTATGAAACGACTACTTGGCGTACTCGCCACAGCTGCGCTACTCATGCCGGCCACACAAACCAGAGCGGCAGTGGAACCGAACTGCAACCGCTACAAACCATTGGCGCTAGAGGTTGGCTGGCAGAAAAAAGACTTGCCACGGCTTATGCAAATATGTAAGCGCGAGTCCAAAGGCTTTGCGCGGGCATGGAACCGGCGCGACCCATACAATGGCAGTTACGGCCTTATGCAACTGAACGGCAGCAATAAACGGTTTCTTGTCGAGTCCGGCATTGTGCGTAAAGCCATGACCGAACTCTGGTCACCCCGCAAAAACCTTAAAGCCGCACTAGCGCTATTCAACCGTCACGGCTGGGCACCATGGAACGGCAACAGCTCTAAAAAATAATTCTTAATAAGACTTGCATTGTTTCTTACGTCGTGTAAGATAGTTGTATGACAACGAAGCCACGCACAAGCAAATGCGGTAGCGACACAGGCTATGTATACCATCTCAAAAATAAAGAGACGCCATGCGCAATGTGTAAACAAGCTCATGCCGCATACCAACGCAACTACAACAAACAGAGAAAAGGAAAATAGAAAAATGGTAACCCCGACTAACCAACTAGACCAAGCATTAGCCAACCTTTGGGCGAACACTCGACCCAAAGCAACAGACGTGCTAATCCGAAACCTACGCGCACACGCCTATTCATACGCAATGGACGACGCGCATTTGTGCGAGGACCTACGCCAAGCCATCGGCAGGCTAGAACACCCCAGCACGCTTGAACCAAAACCGCTAAGCATTATTGACCGCCTTGACGACATTGTGCAGGAACTGTACGACGCTGGCTACGAGGAACTCAGCAGCAAAACACACGATTTGCTAATGGTCATTGACAGCCAAATGCGAGGCACAAAATGAGAACCATTGCAGGCATTTTTGCATTTGTAGGCGTCATGACAGTTTTTGGCTTGGTCACATTGTGGGCCGCTGACTGGATTAACAACCATGAGAACGGTTGGTACGAGTAATGGCTTTTGACCTTTCCGAATACGTAGACGTAAAAACCCGTCTTAAGCAAGCCTTAGCGCTTTACCCGCAGCTGCGCATCGTCGAGCACCGACCAGAAATAACAATGGTTGGCGACCAGTTGTTCATCGAGTGCAGCGTCACCGTAAGCCGTGACCCAGACGACCCCATACCCGTGACCGCTTACATTTTTGAGCCGTACCCAGGCAAAACAACGTTTACCAAAAACAGTGAACAAGCCAATGGAGCCACCTCGGTCCTCGGGCGCGCATTGGGCTATATGGGCCTAGGAATTGACAAATCCATCGCCAGCAGTAACGAGGTTCTAGGACGCCAGCAAGCCGCAGAGGACGACCGCAGCACCGTGGTGAGCATTGCGCGACCAACCCCAACGCTGGACGGCCCACGGTCTAAAGAAATAGGCAGCGCTCGATTATCAGCACGCCAACAAACCGAAGCAAGCCAAACCGCACCACGCGAACATACCCAACCAGCCAACGGCGGCGGCGCGACGCCAAACCAAATAAAAATGCTTACCCAAATGTGCGCGGAACGTGGGCTAGATTTTGACCCCGAAGCACCGATGACCTATTCAGAGGCTAAAGACATGTTCCTTGCTATTAAACCGATACCAAAGGTTAAATAATGCACGCCGACGACATGCCGGCAGAGCAGGCACTATGGGCATATTCAAGCATGCTTTACGACAGCCAATTA